GGGCGGACCCCGGGGGCTCCTGAAGGCTCAGGAGTACCCACTAGACCTCTACGATGCGCAATGATCGTGAATCTAGTTTTGTTGGAGCCGCCGGGAAAAAGAATTCCGGTGTTGGGGCGGTTGTCGGTGATGAGGTTGGATGCATGAACAAGGAGTTTAACGAGCTGTTGGGTAAGGTCTTTAAAAGGACCCTCCCTGCGCTCGACTCTAAGAACATGACGTCATCTAAGTTGAAGGCGAGCTTGAGTGCTCCGCTGGAGGCTTTAAAAGGCAGGGAAGGAACGAGAGATGTAGCTTTTGCGGCGTCCTGTTTCTTGCACCGTAAGTCCATCCCCTTCGAGGGTGATCGAGGCCCTTTACTCGACGCCTATGTCTTAAAGATGACTCGAAACCAAGTTTTGAACCAGGACTTTTTGCGTTTCGCTGCAGATGAAGTGGCACGGCTGTTTCCCAAAGGTTGGGACAGTCGATACGTAGAATACTGTGGAAGAGCTCTCCCTTCGTCTGGTGCTTCTTTTGGTACTAAGCGAAGTGATGGTGGGGCGCGCTGTGAGATTGGCCGAAAGTATGCTCAGGCTGATTTTGTTAAGGCGTGTCGAACGGGGCAAGGCATTTCCATGCTTCCTGACCGTAGGATTGGGATCATTGATGACTCGGGTAAACCGAGGATTTTTATGGTCGCCGACGCGGGCATGCAAGTATTGGGACCCCTACACCATCTCCTTTATGACCATCTCTCCCGTTGTGAGTGGTTATTGAAGGGTGAGGCCACAGCAAATCGTTTCAAGCGGTTTGTCCAGGTGAAAGATGAGGTATTCGTCAGTGGTGATTACGAAAGTGCAACGGACAATTTCAATATCCACCACTCTGAGTTCATTCTGGAGTTGATCTTAAGATCCTCCGCAATCCCCGAGGCGATCCAAAAAATTGCTTTGGCTTCTTTGAGGGCCGTTATCCACCACCGTGGAACGGCATACGAGCAGACGGCTGGCCAGTCGATGGGAAATCTGCTCTCCTTTCCTTTGCTTTGCTTGACGAATTTTCTTGCCTTTAAGATGGCTATTCCTCGAGCAGGTGTGCCCATAAAAATAAATGGCGACGATATTGTCTTTCGAGCCCGCCTCAATGAGGTTCTCGCTTGGAAACGTGTTGTTGGGCTTGCAGGGTTAACCCTATCCGTGGGGAAGACCTTAATTCTTCGGAGATATTTTTCGTTGAATTCTTGTTTCTTTAGAGCAAGGCGAGCCGCACCCCCGACTTTGATACCTGTCATCCGGTCAAAGAGTGTTTTCGCGCCTCTAGAACGTGGTGATGGGTTGAGTTTGGCCGCAAGGCTACGGTCGTCCTGTAAAGGGATGACTGGGTTGCAAAGAGATGAGGTTAGGACCTATATTCTGCGGAGGCACCGAAAGAGTGCTGACGAGGCAGGATGCTCGTTTAATCGGGGTCTTCGTATTCGTGTAACCCACCGGGTACTTGCTTTAAGTGGATTTCTCCAAAGAGAGATCTTCTTCCTGTCTCTACCCGCACGTGTTGACATACCACGTGAATTGGTAAGCGGCGTTGCTGCCCTGGGCCCTGGTGCTGAGAAGGTTGGTGAAATCAAAATCATTGACCGTCGATGTGCTGCGGGATGGACCCAGATGCCACTATCGATTGTGCCCAAGGTCTTAAGACCTGGTTATGCGGCCTCTTGGGGTGAACATTGCCTGGAATATGCATGGCAGTGTTGGATTGAGCCGCCCTTGAAAAAGCGGAAGGCGGCTGTGGTGAACTTTGTGAGGATGGGTACCTACTTCCAGCTGCGGCCTCTTAAATGGTCCTTGAAAGCCTATAAAAGGCGGTCCTGGGCCCACTTTTTGAGGTGGGAGACTGGTGCCAGATTCCTTGACGATATGCGGGATGTCACTCGGAAGGGCCCGGAGACGATCTGGGTCCCCGATGCTGAAAAACCTTTTTTGCTGCGCTGGTCCGACCCGGCTTTCCGGGCTGGTAGAAAACGAACCCTGTCGGGTGGTCTAGGGGAGGAAACAGAGGGGGTTGACCGAGACTCAGAGAGTGGTCGACTCCCAGTTAAGCGGAGGTTGCAATACTTCCGTGAGGCAGCTGCGTACGACCCCTTGCCCGATAAATATGCTGCGGAGGATCTTTGATTCTCTTCAGTTGATTCGTAGATCCAGTCTGGAGGTTCGGCTTCTCTTATTGGGATTGGTTCCTTGAGGGAGACATACTGTATTGGGAGATCTTTGATCAACGACTGAAATGTCGATAAAAATCCACAACCAAGCAGTCCCTGTCGACAACTGAAATGTTGATAAAAATCCATTACCTCTCCAGATGATGATGGCAGATGACGCCCATGTGAAACCGGCTAGTGCGGTGGGACCACGGGTGCTGCGAAGCGGGCAACCTAGTAGTGGTGTACGTGGTGGTTTGGGCTAAATAGGGGGTTGGGCGTATCATGCCGTTGCTCTAGTAATTGGCAGTAGCAACCGGTGACATGGTTATGGGGATGAAGCGGGGAGGACCCGTGGACCTTGATCCTGTGCTCTTAAGTGGGCTATATTCCGTGAGCTGTCAGCCCTTGTTCGCCCTTGCTCTTGACCGTAGCACGTCCGGGAGTTGTTGACGGTAATGGCCTGTCCTGTTATGCAGGGTGGTCCTAGCTTCGAAGGTAGGGAGGGAGTCAAACCCCATCCCGACAACTGCAATGTTGACAAAAATCCATAACCTTGTTGCGTGCCGAATGGGTACTTGAAAACGAAGTGGTTGAAAATAAGAGACGTTTTGGCGAAGGACTCCCACCAAGGGCTCTGTTAGTA